ACAAAAGCTTGGGCCAAGTTGGCTCCGGTTCCTTGTGTAATTAATTCGTCAACTTGGAATGAAGATGTCGTTGATGCAAAGCTCAGCGCTGCAGAACCTTTTGCAGTTGCGGCCGTAGAAATACTAGCTCCACCGACATTATACGGATTTTTAATAAGAGTGATTTGCCTAAAGTCATTACCAACGGTTAAGTCACCACCGCCAGTACCATCTAATAATGTATTAACTGCAGAAAAGAAACCGCCTAGTTCTTTAACAGGGTCAGTTCCATGTCCATTTTCTGGAGATAATACAGCACGAGCAGTAGCATCAGAACCACCACCGCCACTTATTACAATATGTGCTGTAGAATAGTCGGTACCCTTAGCGGTTACTGCAATGGCTGTGACTGCTCCACCGGTTAGTGTTATATCACCCGCAGCAACACTTGCTCCAGTACCTGCACCAGTAATAAATACATTAGGCTTACTAGAATATCCAGTTCCCCCAGCAGTTACTTCAATTCTTTCTATTCCTGCTGCAGCAGAAGGAGCCACAGCATCTCTAGAAGCTTTCTGGTTTAAATATTGTGCGTAGTCGCCTTCAGATAATGCTAATTCAGCTGCAGCATCATTAGCGTAGGATTCAACATTAATAGTTTTGACTGGCATATAAGATGTTGTAAGGAATTTTTCTGCATCGGCGACGGCAACCGTGTACATATATTTCCAAATATACAAATCTGATTCTGCCTGAGGAGCAGTCAACGTTTGAGTAGGCTCTTGAGTCGAACCAACCCCTGGAGCAGAGATGCATTTATATACTTTAAACTCAGAGGTAATTACGTAAAACGCTTTATCAAAAATATCAGGATCATCAGAATCCCATGCAATATAGCTTCTACCAGTTGTCCAAGTATGCCTGGGGATTACATGAGATACGTCACCAGCGGTCAATCTTTTAATCGCAAAGATATTTTCCCTAGCTTCTACTAAAGCATCAATTGTATCGTATGGGGTGAATGGAGTTGTGTCAGTGGTGTCAGAAGTTGCATTAGACCAAGCATCAGTTTTACCGATCGCCACATACACACTTGAGTTTGCTATGTCTTCTTTGAAGTTTTCTGCATTCACTGTTCTGAATTTAGAAGTTACTATTGCCGTCATTTTTATTTCCTATTAATTTGAGTGAATAAAAGAATTCACGTTATATTTATTTATATCACTTATAGAAGTGCTTTGTAATTCTACGTCGCCTAATATCTCTAAAGTTTCATTAAAGTCATAAAGCATATTATTTTCTAATATATTAGTTTTTTGACTATAATAATCATTTGATGGAATTGATCTATATCCTGCTGAGACAGCAGTTACTTCATATCCACCCATAATTTTATCAGTAGTTGGAGTTGTTTCGGTTACTGTCCAATTCTGGCCTGAGCTAAGAACACCTTTCTGTAAAAGCTTACCATTATATAGTTGTCTACCTCTTACTGAAGCTGCGGTCTGAACTGGATTTGTCACCCTTGTAAACTCGGGATCAATGTCCGTATGATTCAATTCTAGTATTCTTGTAATTTTATCCGACTTCACTCTTGCTTCATTTTTGGCTCTTGAAGCAATGTATACCTGAGGAGTAATCACATAACCAAATCCTGGATTAGTAATACTCGCTGATGCAATTTCAGATGGAACTAACTGTGCTACAGCTGTAGCATTCCCGACAATAGAAACTGTTGGAACTTCTGTAAATCCAGAACCAGGATTAATAATATCGATATTTGATACCGAACCGTTTTCGATATATGCTATAGCCGTTGCACTAGAACCATTACCTCCACTTATCACAACATCAGGTTGTGAAGTATATCCGGACCCTACTGAAGTTAATTCAATCCGTAGCACTGATGTTGGTTGTAATATGTATTTACCCGTCGCTGTTACATTAGTACTCAGCAGAACTCCAAAACTGTCTTGTGACGTTGGCGCATCAAAAGATATTAAAGGTGGAGTGGAATACTTTTTAGTAGTATCCGGAACAACTACAATTTTTGCAATCTTAGATAAATTAGGATTAGGACTAACATTAGCAAACGCGGAAGAATAATTAGATCCAGCTGTTGTGACTGTAGCACTGTTTATTTTTCCATCAGAATCTATTGTACATGTTACTACTGCCTGTGAAATGGTTTGTCCGGTTTGAGCAACACCGTTAACTACAATTGTAGGAGCAGTTGTATAACCAAAGCCAGCGTCTGCAATCTCAACAGCAGTTACTGTTCCAGCGCCTGTACCAGAAGCCGGAACTGTGAGTGACATTCTACCGGATCTATGAACATCAACACTCGTAAATGGTAGAAACAACGATGCAAACATCTCAACAAGCAGCGGAATATCTTCGATACCAATAACACCAGGCTGCAAATCAGGCATAGATGACAGCGTGAATCTATTCGTTCTTCCGTAACCAAAATAGCTCTCACCAGTTAACTGTCCATGTTTAGGCCCACCTATATATCGTAATTCTCTTAAAATCTTTTGGTCATCTCCCAACTCATCACGAGTTAAGAACAGCTGGATTAAAATCTCTGCGAAATATTCAAATCCGGCTGGGTGCACCAGTCTATTATAAAAGTAGTCCCACGAAGAAAGGTTTTGACCTGTACGAATAAGATACGAAAACTTTTGGTATCTTAAGCTATCATGTATCTTAATTGTGTCTGATAAGAAACCCTTTTTATCTCTGTAGATACCTTTTTTAGGAAGGTTTTCATTTATTTCCCATGCGCCTGAGGAAGGAATGAGTGTTTGATCCCATGGAAACTCTACTTCTACTTCATCGTCGAATAACAATCTAAAGAACACTTCGATAGAATCTGATGTACCACGGATTCTATAATATTCGGTTATTACTTTGTATAAATTTCTTTTATTAACTTGAATAGATCGTGGAACAACAGCTGCAATTTCTTTCTGAATTAATTCTAGATAAGCCGAGGCTGTGCTATCAATATCCATAGACTCTTCAATCGTATTGAGAGCGTATGAAGCACCAGGACCTGCCCAATATTTTATAGGCGTAATAAGAGTTGCAGTTTGTGTATTATAGTTGACATAACCGCTACTGTTTGGCAGGCCAAAGTTAACAGTAAATGTTTTACCAATTTCTGATGTCGACTGTGATAATGAACCAGGTAAATTGTTACCATTAGTTATACTAACATTGGATGCCGTGAGCTGCGAGCTATAGTCTACAATAACGCCTTCGGAATCAGTCAAAGTCAGCGTAGAGTTTGCTCCATCATCATCTGTAAAAAAGTGATCGTTCTCGTTCCTTGGATCACTAACTCTAAATACTGCCTTGTTATCTAATACGATATCTGTATACGTTTCAGTTTGTTGATAGATAAACTCTTCCAAGTTCATGAACTTGTAATAGGCTTCTAATAATAATTGTAATCCTCCTGAATTTTCTAGTATTTCAGATGGTATTAATTCTTCTGCTCTTAAATTTTCCTTTGTCCTGGATTTAGAAGAAGCAACAGATTCAATATATCCTGGAGAAGATATATCTGAAGAAAACAGTGTATTATTATACTTATGTGTTCCAGCCATTTTATCTCAGCCTTGAAGTCGTTGAATAATCAATTGTTCCCGAAGATCCAGATACTGATATTGTATCTATGCTCGGAGTAATCTGAACTCTTAAAGGATCGATAGCAATTAGTTGATCTCTCTTAGGAGCAAGGTCTAATGAATTTGGGACAACTGTAATTCTTATTGTGTCTGGAGAATCATTATCAGGTATAAAATTGTTTAGTGCAATAGTTCCTTTTTCTACATTAATAATACCAGCGTTATTAAGTACCGTAACATTTTCTCCGGCAACTACTTTATAAACTATAACTTGTCTTTCAGTAGATCCAGTAATTGGAATATCACCGAAATATACATCCTGTCCGCCGAGCCTCCACAATGTGGAAGATATAATAAAGTTAGTAGAGGATCCTGAACTAAAGAAAGGCGAGGTAAACTGTAGATTAAAATTATTATCCTTATTTGCAGAAAACTTATTCGGAGTAATCGTCATAAACATGTATGGGCGCACATTACTGTTTTGAATTGAAGGATCTGCATTATCAATTGCTTTTAATAACTGTGAATGTCTAAATACTCCATCGAACTTATTAAGCTCATTAAAGTTATAATCCGAAACAGTATCTCTTACAACAGCAGTTAATTCTACTGGAGATCTGTCGGTTAAGTTCGGATTATACTTAAACGCTACATCAAGGTCAAGGTAAGTAAAGTTGGGATCTACTATAATCGGAGTAATTGACACAACGCTCTTACCCTTTAGTATCGTGTTCATAATTTCGTTTTTCTCGTTATCATCTAAGACATCGTTAACAAGAGGCTTGATCGAAATAAATATTGAACCAAAAGTAACGGGATCGTTATCTTCTCCACCCCAGGTCGAAATTGAATTAATATTAGTAAACTCTTTTTGAATAATTGCTCTATAGTCGTCAGAAGTTACAGCCCTGTTTTGTGATGTGAATGTAAGCGGTGCATTAAAACGTATTGACTCATTACTTTCTTTTATTGTACCACCATCTGATTTAGCAAGAGTAGTAATCGCAATAGTGCCATAACCTCCGATATTATCTACCATGGTAAATGCATTTGCGCCATTCGAATCTGGGCCATTTGTAAAGATATAATCTAATGTAACAATATTATTGTTTAACGGTTTTTTACCAGTTACGCCATCTCCGAAATATACTTCGAAGTATTCATTAGAATTTTCTTGTATATAGTATACACGACTAGAGGAGTCAACATTAATTAACGATTCAAACTTAGTATAGTTATCATATGAACTTGATTGCTCATTAGCTTGAATAAGAACTCTTAATGTTGAGGTATCAGCATCGTCATCAGAGATTTGATACTTCTGGTTTTCAATATCATTATCAACTCTATATAAAAGTTTTTTACGAGTACCTTCAACAATAGTCACATTGTCAAAAACATATTTATTTGCCTGTACATCTGATAATACTGCAGACTGCTCATTCAACACAATATACCGATAGTTTCTTCCATCAACCTGTGTCGTAAGCTTAGTACCTCGAGGCAAAGTTAAAGATGCGGGTGGATTAGTATTAAGCTCATTAGAGACATCAACAGTAATATTAACTCTAGCCTTTGGTGCCAAGACTGACCTTGGTATGTAACCCAACAACTTTGCCCGAGTGACAATGTTACCACGTATTTGTGCCGAATCAAGAAAGGCTTCGTTTAAAGCGAAATGTGCAGCCATTGCATTATAGTGTGTGTTATATGCTAACACATCCAATAGTGATGATAATCCAGAACCTTCGAAATCGTGGCTACTAAATTCAGTTTGAGTCTTTAGATAGTTCTTTAAATTACTTTTAATCTGATCAAAATCAAGTTCTGTTACATTTAAATTCGTTGCCATATTATTTTACCTTAAGCGCCTTAATACGATTTCTACATCTTCTTGAGTATCGTATTCTTTAATTCTAAATTTTACTAGTATTCTATAAGAGTTCGTATCTGGATCGTCTACTATATTAACAAAAATAACATCTACTCTTTGTTCTCCAGCCTTTATAGATCTAAGTATATTCTTTCTCAATGTTTGTTTTGTGATTGCATCTGCCGGTTCAAAGAGTAAGGCTCTTAGATTTGCACCAACTCCTAGGTTAAAAGGTTTTTCGTAAAAATTAGTTAATAACAAATTACGAACCGCATACTTAATAGCCTGATCATCTCTTAAAGGAACTATGTCTTTACGTATCGGATGCAATGTTAAGTTAAGATCTAAGTCAGTCCATTGTTTTAGACGTGAGGACCGTGAAGCCTTTCGTACATCTCCTTCGACCGATAGATCTGATAAAATGTTTGTAGTTGTAGACATACTATTATTTATACTCCTTTTTTACATAGTTTGCTAACCAGCAAAAACATTACTTGATCCATCAGCAACAGACGTACAGTCTGACACTTCATCGTTTTTTCTACCAATACCTTTACTATTTACAAACACTGTACTAGAACCGACAGCAATACCGGCAGTGTGCGGCTTACAAGGATTATGTGGCGGTTTTAGATGTATACTATTCTTATCTCCTTGTCGAGATACTGGTATACCATTGCAAAAAACATTAGAACTACCCATGGCTCTGACTGGTCCACTACAATGAGTCTGATCTGGATCTCCAACTCGTGCTACTTTTTGTGAATCACTTGCCATTATTTTCTCCTTATGATATACTAGCTAGCTTAGCATTTATTTGACTAACTGTAAAGTTTATTTTATTACTTGCCGAAACTGTTTGAGTTGAAGTAATAGTAGTATTTGATATTGTACTGGGATTGAAAGAAAGATTAGGATCTAAATATGCTATCTTACCAGAGTAACCTCTCAATCCAAGTGGATCGCTATAATACGGAGCATCTCCTGACGGCGATGAAGGTACTGGTTGAGTTCCGCTATCGTATAGCGTATCGGTTCCTACAGCATGATCTCTAAAGTATTTTCTTAATTGCGCTGGTGTTGTGGAAGGATACTTTCCTAATACGCATGCAGCCATTCCTGCAACATTAGGTGAAGCAAAGGATGTTCCAGTTGCTTCATACTCTCCATTAACATGTAGATCCATATAGATATTATCACCAGCCGCGCATGCGTCAATGCGATCCCCGCGATTGCTAAATGATGCAAGCGTTTCTTTGTTATTTAATCCAGAATCGACGCCGAATTGTGAACCTAAGGCTGCGCACACAATAGTATCACCGGCTAAATGCAGATCGTCCCTACACAATGGAATAAACGTATAAGGCTGAGGCGTAGATCCGTTATTGCTACCCACCAATAGAGACATATGCGTTAATGCCCCATTGTTAAAATCTATATTGTCAGGTAAAACAATCGTATTATTATGATTTCCGGCCGCACTCACATGGTGAACACCAGCAGCTGTCATTTCCTCAATAGGCTGTATATAAGTCGCGTAATAGTTACCATTAGTTATATCTTCGATGTGGGCAAAAATGTCTGCTTTATTTTGATCAGTTAAATTCTTGGCATCCATATTAATTCCAAGATTATTACTCCAGACATTATAACTACTTCCAAATTTTGGCTTTTCAGAGTTTCCATATGCATTAATGCCTGAGTTAATAATGGCACTTCGATCGGCCGCAGTTAAAGGTGCCCCAGCAGGAGATATTTCAGAATAGACACTATCTCTAAAAATGACTGAACCTTTGGAATAGCTAAATGGATTTATATATTGTATTGCATCTACAACTATAGTCGGTCTGCTATTTCCTTTTTGTTGGTGAAATAATTTAAATGCATCCCACCCATGGCTGTTTATTTTTTTATTCGCAGCATTCATTTGATCTCTTGGCCATATATAAAGCTTAGCACCAGTTGCCCATCCATAGGTATTGCCGGCTGTAATATACGACACCGCTTCTGCATGGCTGCTTACTCCGCTCTTCATATAATTAACATTAGGAAGTGTTGACATTCCATTCAGAGAATTCCACTGAAATGATGTTTGTAATCTGCTTATACCCGACGTCATAAATTCTGGATCCGAGGGATGTAAAACACTGCCAATTTGTAATATGATATCAACCCCATCTCCAATATACGAATTAGAATATGATGAATACGAGTCAGTCGAAAACGTCGTATTGTTCGTTTGGCTTTGATGCCTAATCAAACCCCAGTTACCTTTTGGGTGTGGGCCAATGGAGGTGAGCTGAGTACCTGAAGTTTTTCTCATACCAAGATAGTTATAATCACGATTATAATCTACACGCTTCACCACGGCATCTTCTATTTCAGGAACATCTCCATCGGATTGACAAAACTTTACAGCTTCATGATTTTCTAACGCTAACGCTTGTTCGTCGGTGCACTCCGCAATAAAGAAAGT